TCTTATATACTCAAGATATTTATTTCACTTAAATGCAAATAAACTTCTTGACATATCTTATATTATCCTATATACTTGGACGGTGGCTGGGGATGGTGGTTATATATACAAGAATCAAGGTGCGACACTAATGCACTTGACATATGTAGGATTATCTTATATACTATAGGGTATGGAGGGCGGGTATATATACAGGTATCATGCAACCTCAGGACGTATGCAGTATCTGCGTACACTCTATATAGTGTGTCAAGTATTATATACACATAGGGTTAGTTAGAATCATTCTAAAGTAGCAATGTAATTGTATACACGTACAGGTTGTATTCACGTTTAAAAATTTTTAGACTTTTTTCTTTTTTTTTTAGATCTGTACTACATGTAGTGGTTGCAAAAATACTACACACATGTGACATATATGTCACGGCGCTGTGCACACACGCACAGGTTGTATTTGCGTTTAAAAATTTTTCGCTGCGCTCGCGTGCACAAATTTAATAGAGGTACCAGACCAGATCCGAAAAAAGTTATGCAGAATAAAAAGCATTACACCCTATGTCAAAAGGGGTCCCACTGCTTTCGCATTTATACATTGATTTAGACGTACGTACCCTGTAGAAACGTTTTCACCACCATAAGGTTAATTTATGCATGATATAAAAAATATTTTAAAAAATTTAAACATTGAGAACCTCGATCCTGAAACTCGAAAAGAATTAAAAAAACTCGTTGTTAAGAAGGATGAAAAACAAAAACATAGAAAAATCCAAGATGACTTTATGTCTTTTGTCAAACATATGTGGCCCGACTTCATAGAGGGGGAGCATCATAAAGTTATTGCCGAAAAATTTAATAATTTAAAATCTGGAAAGTCTAAGAGGCTTATTGTCAATATGCCACCCAGACATACAAAATCTGAATTTGCATCATTCCTACTCCCTGCATGGATGATTGGTAACAGACCAAAATTAAAAATAATTCAAGCAACTCACACAGCCGAACTTGCTGTACGTTTTGGTCGTAAGGCAAAACATTTAATGGACAGTGAAGAATACAAAGAAGTATTTCCAACTAGACTCCAAGAAGATAGTAAAGCTGCAGGACGTTGGCAGACTGCACAAGGTGGAGAATATTTTGCAGTTGGTGTTGAAGGTGCGGTTACAGGTCGTGGTGCAGATTTATTAATTATTGATGATCCACACTCAGAGCAAGATGCCATGAATGCAAAATCTTTAGAGCGTGCTTACGAGTGGTATACATCAGGACCCAGACAAAGACTTCAGCCCGGCGGAGTAATTGTATTGGTAATGACAAGATGGAATACAAAAGATTTAACAGGTAGATTACAAGCAGCACAAGCTGCAGATCCTAAAGCAGACCAATGGGAACTTGTAGAATTTCCTGCAATCCTTCCAAGCAATAAACCCGTGTGGCCTGAGTACTGGGAACTAGAACAATTATTAAATGTAAAAGCATCCGTTGCACTTCCAAAATGGAATGCACAGTATATGCAGAATCCTACTTCTGAGGAAGGAGCTTTATTAAAAAGAGAGTGGTGGAAGAAGTGGCCAGAAGACAGAGGCATTCCTTCCTGTGATCATGTCATACAATCTTATGATACTGCATTTTTAAAAAAAGAAACTGCCGATTACTCAGCTATTACTACCTGGGGTATTTTTAGGGAGTCTGAAGACAGTCCGCAGCAAATGATTTTATTAGATGCTGTTAAAGATCGTTTTGAATTTCCAGAGCTTAGACGTGAGGCATTAAAATTATATAAATATTGGGATCCTGAAACAGTGTTGATAGAAGCAAAAGCATCCGGACTACCTCTAACCTACGAGCTTCGCGCCATGGGTATACCCGTTATTAACTTTACACCATCGCGAGGTAATGATAAACATTCTAGAGTAAACTCTGTTGCACCGATTTTTGAGAGTGGACAGGTTTGGGCGCCTACACATTTACAGTTTGCCCAAGAAGTCATAGAGGAATGCGCTGCTTTTCCTTTTGGTGATAACGATGACTTAGTGGATAGTACAACACAAGCAGTAATGAGGTTTAGACAAGGTGGGTTTATCAACCACCCAGAAGATTATAAGGATCAAATTATGCCAATCGTTAACAAATCATATTATTAATGAAAGTTTTAATAGAAATTTATAAAATTCTAGCAAGACTAGGAATTAAACCTAAAGATATTTTAGGTATTGGTGGCAATATCCAAAAAATGGGTAAAAGTTTGTATACCAATCCTATTTCTCAAGAAGCTTTATTGTGGATTGCAAAAAATCGTAAACTCCCTGCAAAATTTATAGAAGAAATTAAGCTAACGGCTAGAACTTTAAAAAATTCTAAACCAAAAGAGCAAGAAAAATTTTTACAAAACTTAAAAGAGATAGAAAAATCAAAAAACCCTGCACCCTTAAAGTCTGCACAAGTTATTAAACTAACAAAAGACTCCAAGTCGCCAGTTCCTAGCGTCAAGAGACCAGAATCTGTTAGTCCGTTGGTAGATAAAATACTTCAGAACATAGAAATTGCAAAAACAATGTCTGATGCTAAGAAAGCTAAAGACATGGCTATTGCTAAAGGAGAAATTAAACCAAAAATTACTGACAAAGACGCTTTAGACACAGAGTCTGTTTTAAAAATGAATTATAATGAAAATAATAAGTTTGCTAACGCTAAAGGAGTGGCTCGACGTATTATTATGAACTCTGAATACCTAACAGAAAAACAAGCAGCTGATTTAAAAGTAGGTAAAGACCCAATTATTGTTTTTGAAGAAATTTTTGGAACTAAAGCTACTAAAAATATTCCAAACGAGAATAGTACTAAAGTCGCTGACGCTTATGCAAAATATTTAGCAGATATAAAAGATAATAGAGGCAGGGGTACTTATGATACTGAGTTTGATAGAGAAACAATTGATATTGAATTTAATATAGACGATATACCTTTAGCTCAAGGCGGCATTGCTAATCATTTTAGAAAAAGATAATGAAAAACCCGACATTAGTTAAAAACATGAAACATGTTAAGTGGAAAGAGATCCCTCCATTAAGGGGACCAGAGCCTAGAGGCTTGATTAATGAACCAAAACAAGATAAACCAGAAAGATTGGAGAAAACAACATATGGCAGACGTAGATAAATCTTTACCGAACGTAAGGCAAAATATAACTATACCTTCACAAGAAGAGCAGACAGAAGTTGTTGCAGAAATGCAAGAATCAATGCCGTCTTCAGAAAATACTGAAGTTACCGAAAATCCTGATGGATCAGTTGATATAGACTTTGATCCTGGTGCCATGTCTCAAGAATCTGGAGACAATCACTACGCCAACTTAGCAGACATTTTACCAGACTCTATTTTGCAGCCTTTGGGTTCAGAACTTTATGGTAACTATACTGACTACAGAGAATCAAGAAGAGAATGGGAAAGATCTTATTCAAAAGGGTTAGATCTTTTAGGTTTTCAATTCGAACAACGTACACAACCTTTCCAAGGAGCAAGTGGTGCAACTCACCCCGTTCTAGCAGAAGCCGTTACACAATTTCAAGCGCAAGCTTACAAAGAGTTATTACCAGCCGATGGCCCAATCAGAACTCAAATTTTAGGAGCCTCAACTCCAGAAAAAGAAGCTCAGTCACAACGGGTTAGTGATTTTATGAATTATGAAATCATGAACGTTATGAAAGAGTATGAGCCTGAGTTTGATCAGATGTTGTTTTATCTGCCATTAGCTGGTTCGACGTTTAAAAAAGTTTATTATGATGACCTGTTAGGTAGAGCGGTTTCTAAATTTATTCCAGCGGATGATTTAGTAGTGCCTTACACAGCAACGTCATTAGAGGATGCCGAAGCAATTTGTCATACAATAAAAATTTCAGAAAATGATTTACGTAAACAACAAGTAGCAGGTTTTTATAGAGATGTAGAAATCTCTGCACCTTACGCAGAAGAAACTGAAGTTAAGAAAAAAGAACGAGAGTTAGAAGGTACACAAATGAACGGCCAACAAAAAAACGATAAGATGTATACGTTGGTTGAATTTCATACTGATCTTGACCTTGAAGGTTTTGAAGATAGATCAGCAGACGGTATGCCTACAGGAATTAAAATTCCTTACATTATAACTGTCGACAGTGGTTCAAGAAAGGTTTTATCAATCAGAAGAAACTATAAAGTAGATGATCCAAAGAAACTTAAAATTGATTACTTCGTGCATTTTAAATTTTTACCAGGATTAGGTTTTTATGGGTTTGGATTAATTCACATGATTGGTGGTTTAACAAGAGCAGCAACTTCTGCCCTACGTCAACTAATAGATGCTGGTACACTCTCCAATTTACCAGCAGGATTTAAGATGAGAGGTATTCGTGTTAACAACGATGCACAATCATTACAACCCGGTGAGTTTAGAGATGTAGATGCACCTGGTGGAAATCTTAGAGATGCTTTTATGACTTTGCCTTACAAAGAACCTTCGCAAACATTATTACAACTGATGGGGATTTGTGTTCAGGCTGGACAGAGATTCGCGTCAATTGCTGATATGCAGGTTGGCGACGGGAACCAACAAGCAGCTGTTGGTACAACTGTAGCTCTTTTAGAACGTGGTTCAAGAGTCATGTCAGCAATCCA